GGGGTAGGTATTGATATCTTGTAAGGGGGATCGTATGACATCATCAAGTTCTTTCTTACGTTTTGCATGGGAGAATGAGATTACATTTGTGTGATCGTGGCACTTGTTATTTGTATCTTTTTTACTTCCGCAATAAATGCAGAGGTTAGTTCTCCAATCGAACTTATGATTGCACATAGCACACATTCCTTTGTGTGTCAAATAGAAAGGTGGGGAGAGGTATGGAGGTTCAGTCTTTCCCTCTCCCCTATCTCTCAATCAGTATCGCTCTAATCGAGAGATATCTTTTTATAGATCGCGTTCTTGTATTGACCACTTTCCATAATATCTAGGACGTTTTCGGCACTCTTATATCCACCAATAACTTTAACATTGTCCTTGGAGATTTGCATAGGACTGCCTGTTTCGTCCATGACTTGCATCACCGCATATATAGGTAAAGTACGGCGTTTAATCTTGGCTTTATCTTCAGCCATTATACTCCCCTTATTATTAGAAGTTGAGTAGGTGGGAGGCAGTAAAATACGACAAAAACTGCCTCCCTATCTGCATTAAGCGGCAGATACCCTAGTAATTTCGGCACGAGTTGTACCTTCCCAAGTTGAATGAGCAACTTCAAGTTCAGCTTCAAGGCCGACCCATTCGTTGACATCAATCTTCTTAGATAAAGGCGCACCAATTGATTCAATGAATCGCTTAGTACCGAAACGAGAATTCGGATTGTCTTCAAGACCTACCCGACGATAGACAAGGATTTGTCCATCAGGATTCCCGTCTTCCCAATCAGCAGGGAATTGATCAGGAGAAATATGGAAAGAAACAGCGGCATATTTAGTGTCGCGTTGTGACATTTTCACTTCCGCTCCACGAACAACGCCAGTGTATTTTCCCGGTGGTAGTGGATCGGGAGCTTTCTGGTCTTTGAGATTGACACTGAATTCGACAATGCTATCGAGATCATCCATGTTTTTAGTTCCTTCTTTGTGTGTTGTTAATGAAAGGAGCCTATTATAGTTTTTTATGTCTACTATACAAGCCCCAAAATATAGTAGTTATTCTATCCGCACACACAACATATAGATTGTGCGGCATCAAGGTAGATCTATCTTTTTACCATCGTTTTTCACCCACTTATTATACCAATCTGCTATTCCCTCGCCTTCCCATGATTCGGGATCGAATGACCATGTAAAATCACTACTTTCGCTGGTTACAAACATCCGAGATTTCATGGGCTTGCGAAGGCGGGAAGATCTGATAGTGAGTTTTCGATTCTTCCCTGTGTCCTCTAAGTGCCATACTTCTGACAGCTTAATAGGAATTTCTGACTGCATTTTGCCGCCGACTAAAATACTAACCATAATAGCCCCACTTAGTTCATCTTTTTGTGGTGCATCTTCATGTGCTACGAAGATTACATGTTTGTTAGCGGCTCCAGTTGTTCTAATTACAGACATAATCCCCTGCATAGTGTAGGAGTTACGTCTACCATATCCCTGTAGTGTTGGAGCTTCCATTGTTGCACCTCTAACTTGTGCTACTCCATGTTTAAGGGATAGTTCATTGAATGAAGTTATAGAATCGAAGACTACGGTTTGTATGTCTTCATGTTCTTCTAAGAACTGTCTAATTCCAGCACACCCGTCACTTTTAAATGTTTCTACGACATTTGGATTGTCCGTAGAGAAGTCAGCAATATGGATATCAGGCTGATCCATTAGGGACGAAGTACCATCGGGATCAAAGTTACACCATAAGATAGGTCTTGGAGCCGTAGCAGCTAGAGTTGTTTTACCACTACCACTTGGACCCCATATAATTGTACTCATACGGCGTATTTGTGACTTAGGAGTTGTTAGTTCTTTCTTACCGAGCGTTATTGATGCCATGTTGTTCCTTCCTCACGCCTAGCTAGGGCTTCCATGATTTGTTTAGCTTTATCTTTATTAGTACATGTACAAAAGACTTCATAGTTAGACTCATTAACCCTGAGTCTACCCACATGAAACTTATTGTTGCTTAGTTTAGCTATTATATATTTATACTGGCTCATGTAGTGGACTCCATTCATCATCGATCATTTCAGATATGATTTGTTCTTTCTCTTCTACATCATCAGATGCACAGAAGGGCAAGAACGCACATGAACGGAAATACCGATTACATGAATGGGTATACATGGGCGCATTGATGACTTGGTGCTTCCAAGTTTCTTCTACTTCTACTGTAGTTACTAACCAGTTAGCCCACTTCTCTATCATTACTTCATTACGGGGGACCAACTCTTTCCTAATGCCTTCGTGCGGAACCTTCCCAATTGGTAAGCGAGTTCCACTAACAATAGCATTAGTGCAAGGATTACCAGTAAAGGTACTAGCAGCAACACAGTAACCAGTAATCTGATGAGATAACATCCATTGTGCCAACCAGTGTTCATCAATCCTTGCTCCTGTCTTTTCTTCAATGATGACAAGATTATCTTTGTTCCAGTGTAAACCATCTAGTTTGCCTGTATATCTGATAGTCTTAGTTCTATTAGTACCGTCCATATCGTAATTAACGGTTACTAACATATCGAAAGGGTTTTCTATCCCTATTACTGAGTTTGGATCATTGCTATCCCGAACCCAGATAGGATACCTATCGAGATCATAATGATCAATATAAGCAATAATCGACTCACTGATATTTGATTTAGTCCTTCTATTGTCCGAGATGTCATCGTAGAAACCGCTACTGTCGAGTGCTTCAAGTGAGACATTAATGAGATTGGTACGGTCTGTTGCTGTTCCAGAAATAGTACGCACCAGTTTCTCAAAACGATCTTCTCCGAAGATTCTAATTCCTTGTTTCTCTGCAATAGACGCTCCCGTTTTATCTTCAACCTGTCGTGAGTGGAACTGATACCAACGAACCGCCGAGAAGCATTCATGTGCAGCACCGCCAGCTTCCAACGCCATAGCTCTAGTCGTTCCTCCCATCGCTTTATGCATTGTATAGCGTAAGATGCCCCACGTAGGACAAGTATTGATCGCAGATAACTTAGTGTGATCATAAGCATCGTACTTCTTTTTGTCTTCATCACTAGTCATCTCCGTAGACAAGGAGTTAAGTCTAAAGTGTTGGTCCTGATTCATCATCGTCACCTTTGATTTTATTCATAGATTCTGTGGCTTCTTTCATGCCTTCTAATCCATTAACAAAGTTACTAACGATGGCTACTACTTGATCTTGCATCAATGCCATGTCCATTAACTGTTGTTGTTGGACGCTGAGTTGTTCAGCTAACGACTCTAAGCAATGGCTTACTTGCACATCCACTTTGTTCTTCAATCGTTCCCGAATCTCTCTTGCTTTCATGTAAGTCCTCCTTCTCCAGTTTTTGTTTGATCTTTGGATGTCGCCGTAAAAACTCAGGGATATCCAGCAAACTATTATTGTCACTCATCGGGAGTTACATCCTTTCCTAATCGATTTATTTGAATGTTTTCTGGTACGCCACGCCCTCGTATCACATCGTCCCGTACCCACAGCAACATCGCTCTGCGTTGTCTAAGATCAGCAAGGTCCATCTTTCTTACTGACTCAGCTATAGCCCGTTTGCGTTTAACTGATTCTATTACTGCGTTGTTAGTCGTAATGGCTTGTTGAACTACATTTATTAGCCATTCACGGCTATGAATAATTACTGGTACGTCTGGGTTGTCTTTGCTGTATGTCATGTTGCTTCAATCTCCAATTTAAGCGCACGTAATTTAATTGCGCGAAGTTCTATCTTTTCTAATGCTTTATCAGCGCGAGACAATTCTTTCTCGAACATCTCCAACTGTTTATTTAGTTGCTTATTCAATCCTTGTCGAATTGCTTCAGCCTTTAACGCAGACATTTCCTCAAAGTCCCGAACAGGTTTAAGTCGGCGTTCCCGGATGTTGTGTATCATTGCATCCAGTTGTTCGTCTGACATTTTGGATATGTCTGCTAATTTAATTGGTGTGTCACCCTTCATATTCATTAACATCTACGTTGTAGTAGACGTTACCTTTCTTGACTTTAGTTGCAGCTTCTTGTGCTTTCGCAATTATGTCTGGGTCAACTCCAAGTTTGTTTAGCTCAATGACCAGATCTTTAGCAGAGCAAACAAAACTATCCTCATTCATACGTTTGCTGAATACAAACAAACTGTCAGAGTATAGAGTAGTTGTTTCTCCGGGAGTTGCAGAAGAAGAGCCAACCAAATTTTCACATGCTCTATCCAATGCTTTCTTGGATTGATCATGGTCCTTCTTAAATCTTGTTGTTAGTTTGGATGCTATCTTCTGTGTTGCCATTGCTATGTTCATTACATGCTCGGCTTCTGTTTGTTCGTTGTTGTCTGTTGAACCTTTGAAGTCGGCTGTTAGGTCTGTCATAGCATCAACCATTGCTTGATTAATCTTATTATCAAGATCAGATAGGACAGTTAGGACTTTAATTGTACTCATTCTATCCTCCATACTCTTACTCCACCTTCTTCGGCCCGAGTCGTGATATGTATATCGCTTGCTTCTTTTGCGTTCCATAATCTAGTTCGTAAGGCTGCTAGTCCTTTATCAGTGTTCTCCTTTACTGGAATAAACACACTGTCACCAAGCTCTAATCGTGATAGTAATACTTTCCATTTCCCTCCTTTTGGAACTGGCACATGCTTATCTATCTTTAGTGCTTGTAACTCTTTGTCTTCCCAACTGTAAGCTGCTGGTACTGGTACTTCTTTTGGTCTTACATTTATTATATCAGTTTCAATGAACCAATCAGTTGTTCCATTCTCTAGTTGGCATAGTGCTGTATTAGGTTCATCAGATGATGTATCCCCTTCTACAAATTCTACTATACGCATGACCGAACCGTTCTTAGCGAATCGTTCTCGGACTAAATCTCCTTCCTTCATTTGATCCTCCTATGCTGCTATCTTCTGAAAGGAATCTGTGTTTAACCAAGATCTAATTTGTCTTTCTCTATTCATTAGAGTACTAGCTGTATGATCTTGCGTGGTTTCTCTAACTCTAAACTCTCCATCTGCATTACTAGCATAGTATGTTGCCGCCGAGTATAAGGCCCAGACTGTTCTTCCGTGGGACAAGCACTCGATGTGGAATTGTCGCATAAGTTTTGCGACGAAACGCTCACTAGCATTTGGGATGGCCTCGAAACATTCTTCTGCGTCTTCATCACTGATCTCCTTGCCAATCCATTTGTTCCATTGGTCAGCTTGTTTATAGAATATATCTATTGAGGATTTGATTTTGTCAGTGAGTTTAGGAATGGTAAGACCTTTAGTATGTTTCTTATAAATCATATCGTATACTCCTGTGACCATTCCATTCGTACAGAAGAAGTCAATAGCTCCGTTGTAAAACTTGAAGCTGGATGAACCATCATACCCATTAATAATGACAGTTCGAAATGCAACATCGCTTTTTCTCGACTCAAGCTCTGCCTTAATGTTCGGGAATATGTACTGCCTGATACACAAACCTCCATGGTATGCTGTCTTATCGACAACTTGTACTCCATCGAGTTGATCATGTGTTAGGCTCCCAATGTATTCTTGTTCGACTGCTTGACACAGTTCTTTTGTAGGCAATCGCTGATAATTTTTACCAACGACACCCAATGGGTAAGGCTTATCATTTAGCATCCTTACTATGCTCTTCTTATCCTCAACTTCATAGTACTTATCGCCTTGTCCCTTGAAATAGACAGGTCTTTCCCAAGTATCGAAGTAAAGGTCCGATTCTTGTGAGAAATAAGGATTAGATTGTGGGAAATTGACTATATTATTCATTATATTCTCCTAACTAGCTTTATTGCTAACGTAAAACAAGTCTATCCGCAACAGCACACACAGTCAAGCACAAAAATACCCCGGATGAGGGAGAGTACATCCGGGGTTTAGGAGATCACATGGAAAATCACAAAGGAGGAACGTGATTCATGTGACCCTATACCTAAAAATTAATCTGTGTCAAGTTGTCTTTTACCTCCTGAATTTTTGTTTGTGTTTTCAGGCTCTCCTCTTTCACAGCTTTCGTTATCATCTTCAACGCTTCTTCGTCCTGTACTAATGCTTGAGATAGTTTCTCTAGAAACTCCGTATAACTCAGCAATTTTCGTTTGCGTGTGTCCTTCGTCCAGAAGTTTGCGTATAGCGCGTATGACAATTCTAGGTAATCCATGTCTCTCCCTTTCTTTCATGTCATTCATATTATCTTGGTGATCACCCCATACAAGATGGTAAGGATTACAACAGATAGGGTTATCACAATTATGCCTACATACGCGGCCTTTCGCCTCTTCACCTGTATATAATTCGAGGACGATGGCATATGATGGACGGCGTTGCCCATTAACAGTAAAGTATGGTCTATTGTCCTTCGGGTTGAGTCTACCTTTCCATTCCCAACATTCATTTTCGTTACCCCCACTCATATCTATGTGTTTGAAAACGTCTACTGGTTTATTAGATAATCTTGGCATTTTTGTAATATTCCTGAGTCTTTTCTTCTAATTCCTTTGCAAGCGATTCTTTTGCAAAGTTTCTTTTAAGTCTAGCCAGTCTAGCTGGAATTACTTTAAAAGCATTACAACTATCACAACATCTACCCTCGGATAGAGGTGCGGCATTGTGTCCTTCAGTCCAATATACAATGCCTTTGGGATTTCTTTGTACTTCTATTTCTCCATCACATAATGAACATTTCATTATTTCCTCCTACGCATTAGTAATATCGAATATAGATTCAGTACCATCTTCATGCCAAGTCACACGTTGTATAGTACCATTATGGTTTAATTCTATAAATGTTCCTAAAGTAAAGTCACTATTAGCTGTTAGCCAAATCCTCCAACATTTAGCTGGTCCGATGTATGTTTGTTTATCAAAACATTGTACCCGGAGGTCACGGATAGGTGACTGTATATTAATTTTAAGTGGTGTAGGTCCAGCCATGATATTTAGCCTCAGTCCAGCTAGGGAGCATCTACCCTAACGTAAATAAAAAATATAGAATGGGATATGACATTTTACTGCCATATCCCATTCATTTTTCATATTCATATTGTGGGCCTTTGCACTCCCACGTTTACCTCCACTCTTAATTCTGTTGCCAAGTGTGAGTCACACTCCGATCTTATTCATTCTTAGTCCTACCTATGGATAATAGATTGTAGGATAGTAGTAATAAACTAAAGGTGTTGCTTCTAATCGCCCTATATAGAATCAAGAGGTCCATGCGTTGTTGCCAAAGGACATGCGCTCACCTTATTCAGGCTCCCCTTTACAACACCTTTAGCGTCGGAGATAAGGCTGTTAGATTCAGTACTCACTTATATCACCTTATCCCCTATCATATAACTAGTGATCAATTAGTTATACGAATTAGCCCATAGCTGCTTTCTTCTGTGCGCTACGAGTTTGTATTGCACTGAAGGTTAGCTGATCTAAATCTCTAGAGATATCGTCATGCTCTTCCATATGAACTACGAATGAGATAGCTACTGTTCTCATTCTAGATAGAAGATCATCTACGAATGATTTCTGGTTATCAACTTGTTGATCAACTGATACTTCATCGTTGATATGAGGTCGGTCTTCATTACTATGTTTAGTTCCCCATCCAACTGAGATATCAGTCTCTCCTAATACTCCAGTACGATTCTCTAATTGATTGATGCGTTGCTCTGCCTTTGGAAGTAATGTACCTCCAAGATATTTAAGGTGACTGAGCATACCGAACGCCTCGTTATAGCATGACTGTCGGACTGTCCATGCATCATCATAGATAAGATGCTTCAACTTAATTAAGTCTTGGACACGTACCAAGTCCTCGTCTTCTTTATCTACTACGAGGTCGTTGATGAATTCTGCTGGATTAAACATGATTGTAGTTCCTTTTTCCTGTATAGTGATCTATGTAATCTTGGATACTTAACTCTTGGTTTACTATGCGATGTTCTCTTGCATCACTTACTGTTTCCCACTTCTCTATGTCAGTGGG